CCTGCAGAGTGAAGATAGACGCATGGATACAGTGGTATAGATTTCAGAAAGATAATTTTGGAAAATAACATGGAACACATGGATCAGGAAAGAATCGCAAAATTGGAAACTCAAGTAGAGACGATCAAGGAAGACGTGGCAGAAGTCAAGCAAGACATCAAAGAAATACATTCTCGTATCACAACTCAAACAAGAGAGATTGTTGATAAGATGGATGATATGCAAACTCGTCTAGAGCATAAGATGAATGCAAATGCTCAGATATCACAACAGCAACACCAAGAAATTCACAAGCAAATATCTGACGATGTGGATAAGTTGGGCACAAGAGTTAGTGATCTTGAGAAGTGGAAATGGTATGTTATTGGCGGAGCTGCAGTAATAGGCTATCTTGTTGCACATCTAGCGGATATTGTAAACGTAGTAAAATAACTTGCTTTTTATTATGCTGTAGGGTATAATTATACTCTACTATGAGGAGATTATGCTTTACATTGACAAAAAGTATGCAAGTATTCTTGGCGGTCGGCTAAGAAACTTTAAGCAGAAGAATGATTATTTGTGGAACTTCAGTTGCCCTGTCTGCGGCGACAGTTCTACAAACAAATTGAAGGCACGAGGATACATCTAGTTATGGAACTAATCTTGGGAATCTGATTAAACATGTTGATCAAAAGTTATATGATGAGTATGTCTTGGAGCGTTACAATGCTGGCGCCACAAAATATAATGATCACAAAGAAGTAAAATTACCAGAGTCAACTCCAGTTTTATTAGAAGATAATGTTCTGTCTTCTTTGAAGCGTATTGATTTACTGGAAGAAAATCACCCAGCAGTAAAATATGTATCGAATCGGAAAATACCGAAAGATAAGTGGAGGCATCTTTACTTCGCACCAAAGTTTAAGAAGTTTACTAACTCGGTTTCGCCAAAGTTTGTAGAACCAATTGAAGGCGAACACCCAAGAATGATTATACCATTCTTTACGAAAGAGAGTAAATGTTTCGCTTTTCAAGCCAGAGCGTATGGTGATGAGGAGCCTAAGTATTATACAATCAAGCTCGATGAAGATCTGGAAAAGATCTATGGACTTGAGCGCATAGATTTATCTAAAAAGATTTACGTTGTGGAAGGACCAATCGACTCTCTATTCCTTCCCAATGCAATAGCTGTGAGTGGTGCTAGTTTTGATACGCCAACAATCAAATCATTGTTGACAAATGCCGTTATAGTTATGGATAATGAGCCGAGAAATAAAGAGATAGTTAAGCAGATGGGTAAGTACATTGAGGAAGGGTATAGCGTTTGTATGTTTCCAGATTTCGTAATGGAAAAAGATATTAATGAGATGATTTTACATGGTAAAACACCTGGCGAAATTCTTGAATTGATAAATACAAACACCTTCTCTAGTCTGGAAGCGAAACTTAGATATGGTACATGGAGAAAAGTATGAATGTGAAGTTAATTAGTCATTCTGAGCCAGCTGGGGAAATGCCAGCAGACATCGATGATATGCAGCAGCTGGTAGCTTTTTGCGCTAGGGTATCAAACCCCAGCAATCAGACAAATACAGAAACATCTGAGAAGTTAATTCGTTATCTCATCAACCATAAACACTGGTCGCCATTAGAGATGGTTTCTGCGTGTTTAGAGATTGAAACTACACGTGATATAGCAAGACAAATATTACGTCATCGTTCTTTTTCATTCCAGGAGTTTAGCCAAAGGTACGCAGATCCTACAAAAGATCTGTCGTTCGTTCTTCGTGAGCCACGACTACAAGATCCAAAAAACAGGCAGAACTCAGTTGAGATACATGGTTGGACTTTAGGTGAACAGAATCTAATTGAAGAATGGAAAAGAAAACAAGAAGATGTGCTGCGTGAGGCAGTTCATGCTTATGAATGGGCGATTAAAAATAACATCGCTAAAGAACAAGCAAGAGTAGTTCTACCAGAGGGGCTAACTATATCTAGAATGTATATGAATGGCACCTTACGTAGTTGGATACATTTTATTGAATTGCGCAGCGCCAATGGAACACAAAAAGAACACATGCTGGTGGCTCGTGAATGTGCTAAGGTAATCGCCAAAGTATTTCCTTTGGTTGACGAATTTGTAAGTAAATAATTATAACGGAGTTCGTATGGAAGATGTTGTGCATGGCATAAAGGTAGATTATTCGCGTGATGGTTTGTTTGACGAACTTGGGCTGCTGCGATTAAAAGAAAGTTATATGAGGGAAGAAGAATCATCCCCTCAAGAAAGATTCGCATATGTCTCGTCTAAGTTTGGTAGCGATCCTGATCATGCTCAGCGGTTGTACAACTATTCGTCCAAGCATTGGTTGTCATATTCAACACCAATTCTATCCTTTGGGAGAAGCAAGAGGGGTTTGCCTATATCTTGTTTTTTAAATTACATTGAAGATACTGCGGAGGGTTTAGTTGATAATCTTAGTGAAACTAATTGGCTTAGTATGCTTGGTGGCGGTGTCGGTATTGGTTTTGGTATTCGTTCGGCAGATGATAAATCGACTGGAGTTATGCCTCACCTCAAAATTTACGATGCGTCGAGTTTGGCATATCGTCAAGGTCGTACCCGTCGTGGCAGTTATGCTGCTTATCTTGACATTAGCCATCCAGATATTATTAATTTCTTAGAGATGCGTAAACCAACAGGGGATCAGAATATGAGAACCCTGAACATGCATCATGGTATTAATATTCCAGATACATTCATGCAAATCATTGAACAAGCAATGATTGATCCAGAGTTTGATGACTCATGGGAACTTATAGATCCAGCATCACTGATTGTTCGTGAGAAGGTAAGTGCAAAAGAATTGTGGCAACGAATTCTTGAAATGCGTATGATGACTGGTGAACCATATCTACATTTTATTGATACGAGCAATCGTCATTTACCACAATGGTTAAAAGACAAAGGACTCAAAGTCCACCAATCAAATCTCTGCTCAGAGATTATTCTCCCGACAAATGAGAAACGAACAGCAGTTTGTTGTTTATCTTCTCTCAATCTAGAGTATTATGATGATTGGAAAGATGATGCTCTGTTCTTAAAAGATGTCGCTGAAATGCTAGATAATGTTCTTCAGTATTTTATTGACAATGCTCCAAAAGAAATCAAACGAGCAAAGTATTCTGCCATTCGTGAAAGAAGTATTGGTATCGGTGCATTGGGTTGGCATGCACTACTACAGCGTAAGAATATTCCATGGGAATCATCTATGGCTGTTGGTCTTAACAAAACAATTTTCGCAAGTGTTAGAGGAAAACTAGATGCAGCTAATAAAGAACTTGGAGTGGAGAGAGGTGAGGCTCCTGATGCTGAAGGTACTGGTAATCGTTTCAGCCATCTCATGGCAATTGCTCCCAATGCTTCTTCTTCCATTCTTATGGGGAATACTTCTCCTAGTATTGAACCTTATAGGGCTAATGCTTATAGGCAGGACACTCTGTCGGGTTCTCACTTAAACAAGAATCGTTATCTTGATAAGATAATTCAAATCGAAGCAGGTAAACATAATGAAGGATGGGCAGAAGAAGTTTGGCGTAGTATTATTGCGAATGATGGTAGCGTTCAGCACCTCGATTGGATGGAAGAATGGACAAAAGATGTTTTCAAAACATCTATGGAAATTGACCAGCGTTGGGTGGTCCAACATGCAGCGGACAGACAAGAATACATTGACCAAGCACAATCGTTAAATGTATTCTTCCGTCCAGATTCTCATATCAAATACATTCATGCTGTGCATTTTCAAGCATGGAAGTCTGGATTAAAAACCATGTATTATTGCCGAAGCGATAAGATTGCTAAAGCAGACAAAGTCTCCAAGAGAATTGAACGAGAAATTATTAAAGAGATTGACTTAACAGCACTCACAACAGACGAAGGTGCATGTCTGGCTTGTGAAGGATAACAATAAGAGAGAAAAAGAAATGATTAAGAAGACTCAAAGTAGGATGACGGATGAACGAACATATTTCAAACCATTCAATTATCCTTGGGCATACGATGCATGGTTAAAACATGAGCAAGCACATTGGCTACATACAGAAGTTCCAATGGCAGAGGATGTAAAAGATTGGAAGAAGAAACTAACTGCTGAAGAAAAACAATTCCTCACTAATATCTTCCGTTTCTTTACACAAGGCGACATCGATGTGGCAGGTGGATATGTTAAGAACTATCTTCCTTATTTTCCACAACCAGAAATTCGTATGATGTTATCTGGTTTTGCTGCAAGAGAAGCATTACACATTGCTGCATATTCTCATCTAATTGAAACACTTGGTATGCCAGAATCCACTTACAGTGAGTTTCTTGAATACCAAGAAATGAAGGATAAACACGATTATGTTACGGAACTCAGTTCGAAGAATGGTACTCTTGAATCAACTGCGACACACATCGCTGTCTTCTCTGCTTTTACAGAGGGTATGCAGCTTTTTAGTTCTTTTATCATGTTGCTTAATTTTCCTCGTCATGGCATCATGAAAGGAATGGGACAGATTGTTACTTGGTCTATTGTTGATGAAACAATGCATGCTGAATCAATGATCAAACTGTTCAAAGAATATATTAAAGAAAACCCAGAGATCTGGGGTGATGAATTAAAAGGTAAGATTTATACAATCGCTGAAAAGATGGTTCAGTTGGAAGATAAGTTTATTGATCTATCTTTTAATGGAACACATATGCGTGATCTAGAACCAGAAGATGTTAAACAATACATTCGTTATATCGCAGATCGTCGCTTGATTTCTCTTGGCATGAAAGGCATCTTTAAAGTTAAGAAGAATCCACTGCCATGGGTTGAAGAAATGATCAATGCCCCAGTGCATGGTAACTTCTTTGAGAATCGTGTCACTGACTATGCTAAAGGTGCTTTGTCTGGTACATGGGAAGATGTTTGGGCTAAAGCTGCATAATGGCACATATAATTGCGAACCTTCCACCTGTGAAGTGTTTCGTTCGCAGAGAGTTTCTCTATGACTTTGAGAAAGGTCATGGAGAACTTGAACCTTGCTGGTGGATAAGTATTAAGTCTTTAAGAGGGCAAGCATTTCGTATTGAATCTTATCTCAACGAGTATGGTGCTCTCTATGATAAACTACCACTACATGCATATTGCTGGAAACCAATTGATGGTGAACCATTACCATTAGATTATCTTCAGTTGTGGGATTGTTTATCATATGACATAACTGTGCTGAAGAAAGCACAACTACAATCAATGAGATGTAAGTTTAAATTAAAGAATGGAGATTGGATGTATGGAGTATATCTTTTTACAGTCGATAGTGCCCATCCTGATTTTAACATTCTTGATACTGGCTTTTCTGAGGATGTCGAAGACCATAAGTCTTATAATTTTATTCAGTGTGATAATGGGCAGTTTGCTGCTCAGCCAAATAATCGTTTAATTATATTAGAGCCAAGTAGTAATCCAAAAGAACTTAAGACACCAGATTTTAGAGTAGCAACTAAACGATGGTCTGTCGAAACAAACGCAAAATGGTCATTGGGAGATACCAATACCGTAATGTACGAAAGGCAAGATGGCTGAGTTAATTTATCTGTTGGTGATGACACACATCACCATTGTTTGTGTTACTTTGTTTTTACATAGAGGACAAACACATAGGGGTTTAGAGTTTCACTCTGGACTATCTCATTTTATGAGATTCTGGTTGTGGTTAACAACTGGCATGGTTACAAAAGAATGGGTTGCGATACATCGTAAACACCATCAGAACTCGGACAAAGAGGGAGATCCTCATAGTCCTCACAATGAGGGTATCTGGTTTGTTTTATTCGCTGGGGTTTCTTGCTATGTTCAATCAGCAAGAGATAAAGAAATGATTCAGAAGTATGGTGTTGGCACTCCAGATGACTGGGTGGAGAGAAATGTTTATTCTAGATTCCCATATGCTGGAATAGTTCTAATGCTAGCAATTAGTTTAATGCTGTTTGGTTGGTGGGGTATTTGGTTCTGGGCAGTTCAAATGGTATGGATTCCATTTTGGGCAGCAGGTGTTGTGAATGGTGTTGGTCATTACTATGGATATAGAAATTATGACAGCAAAGATAAATCAACTAATATAGTTCCATGGGGAATTATTATTGGTGGTGAAGAACTGCATAACAATCATCATGGAGATCCAGCAAATCCAAAACTAAGTAGAAAGCCACTAGAGTTTGATATGGGCTGGATGTGGTTTAAGATTTTTAATAAATTAGGTTTATCAAAGGAAAGACAATAATGGCTTACTCAGATAAGGTTATAGATCATTATGAGAATCCTAGAAATGTAGGAAGTTTTGATAAGAGCGATAAAAATATTGGCACAGGTATGGTTGGTGCACCAGCATGTGGTGATGTAATGAAATTACAGATTAAAGTTGAAGATGGGATTATTACTGATGCGAAATTTAAAACATATGGGTGTGGATCTGCAATTGCAAGTTCCTCTCTTGTTACCGAATGGGTTAAAGGAAAGACACTGGAGCAAGCAGCAGTTATTAAAAATTCAGACATTGCTCAAGAACTCGCATTGCCACCAGTCAAAATCCATTGTAGCATCCTTGCTGAAGATGCCATCAGAGCAGCAATAAACGACTATCAATTAAAATGTGAGTGCGCATGATTACCGTAACAGAAGCAGCAAAAACACAACTCAACGAAATTCTTTTGGATGAGCCAACTGCCAAATTTGTAAGAGCATTTATCTCTGGTGGTGGGTGCTCTGGTTTCAACTATGGATTCACTCTTGAAGAGAACAAAGAAGAAGATGACTTTGTTATTGATAATCTTATAGTCGATTCAATGAGCATGCAATATTTTGACAATGCCACGATTGACTTTACCAGTGATAAATTAAAAGGTTCACAATTTGTAATAACTAACCCAAACGCAAAAACTACATGCGGTTGTGGTAGTTCGTTTTCAGTATAGGACAATAGATGACAACTAAATACTTTGAGTGTAATGAATGTGGAGCGAGAGGAAAGATTGTCCTCAAAGGAGATGACCACAGCACGGAAGATTTGGTATATTGCCCAGTCTGTTCTGCTGACATCTATGAAGAGGAGGATCTTGACGATGAAGAATGACTTGGTATTATCAAAACAATCCCGTAGAGGAATTGCCTGAAGATTGCGTTGGCTTTGTTTATTTAATTACGAACAAAGCCACCAGTCGTATGTATGTGGGTAAGAAATTAGCAAAGTTCTCTAAAACTACATACAAAATAATCAAACAAAAAAACGGAACGAAGAAGAAGAAAAAGATCCGTAGTAAAATAGACTCTGATTGGCTAGAGTATTATGGTTCAAGTATAGAACTAAATAAAGATGTAGAGTTACTGGGAAGGGACAACTTCACCAGAGAAATTCTATTTTTCTGTAAATCAAAAGCAGAATGTTCATACATAGAAGCACGAGAACAGTTTGCACGAAAGGTATTAGAATCTGATGAATTTTATAACGGACAAATATCTGTAAGAGTTCACGGATCTCATATTAAAAACAAACTATGACATACTTACTATTCGCAGTTGCACTAGGACTTTCAGCAGTAGCTGCATATTATGCAGTTGTTGGTCTGATTGCCATCTTTGCTGCAGCTGTGATTCCAATTGCAATTATGGGTTCTTTGTTAGAAGCATCGAAACTCGTAGTGGCATCATGGCTTTATAGAAACTGGAAAGAAATACCACTTCTCTTAAAGTCATATTTTACCGTAGCCCTAGTTGTGTTGATGTTATTAACTTCAATGGGCATTTTCGGATTCTTATCAAAAGCACATTTAGACCAAGCAATTCCTACAGGAGATGTTCAATCTAAATTAGCATTGATTGATGAGAAAATCAAAACAGAAAAGGAGAACATTAATGCAAGTCGTAAAGAACTTTCTCAACTCGATGCTCAATTGGATCAAACTATCTCCCGCACCACAGATCAAGGTGGAACAGAACGAGCCATCCAAATCAGAAGAAACCAGCAAAAAGATAGAAACAGAATCCTTACCGAAATCGGTAGTGCGCAAACCAAGATCGCCAAACTCAACGAAGAGCGTGCTCCAATCGCCAGCGAAGTCCGTAAAGTCGAAGCAGAAGTAGGACCAATTAAATACATTGCTCAAGTAATTTATGGTGACGCTGATACTGATCTTTTAGAAAAGGCAGTTAGGTTTGTCACCATATTAATTGTTCTTGTATTTGATCCACTTGCTGTTTTGATGTTAGTTGCAGCAAACTGGCAATGGAGAAAAGATAAAGGCACTCTTGAACCAGAACCTGTTAAAGAAAAAGTATGGGATAAGTTTTTCAAAAAAGAACCATCAAATGACTTCCCAGAAAAAGAACCTGAGATTAAACACATTGTTATAGAAGACAAT